TATTGCCATCCTCACGCATGATTACAAGGGGTATTTGACCTATCTCGCAAGCCTTCTCTGCTTGCTCCATAAAATCATACACTGCAATCTTGCGTCTGCGTTTGCATTCAATGAGATATTTACCAAGAATCAAATCACCTTCATCCGACACCTGATACTGCTTCAGGTTGCGACGAATGCGGATGCCTAGCTGATCAAATATCGCATTGGCGACTTCACGTTCATAGCTTGCGCCACGCTGCCTGTTAAGTTTGCTCATGGTGGGGGTGGGGTACTCGCTGCGTCTGGCTCTATCCTTGACGATTTGTTAATCATCAAACCAGCATCCGCTTTCCCCCAAAAAGTTAGTAGCAATTTGTGTTGCAGCTATTGCCGTAGCAGCAGGTTGTGCAGGTAACACACCGACCGCTATCACAATAGGTATTGTAAGTGCAGGTTGCCCAAACCAGTGGTGCTGTAACGGCTAACCAGAGCGCTATCAAATATTTCATGTGGCCTCCATTAAAAAGGAATATCGCCATCATCTTTCCGCTTGCTAGGGAAAGGGTTTACATTGCCGGGGCCGGTACTTTCAGGCGGCACCCAAGTATCTTCTTTGATCGAGATTAGCGCACCCCCTTTCGTGTCCTTAGTCCATGCTGCCAGCTTGATTGTGTCACCCGGAGCGTAGTGTTCAGATACCTTCAGTTCACCACGCCAGTCAGGGCTACTAGGCGACTTCTTGTTACGGTTGCTCAGTAGCACGCCCGTACCCATCTTGCGTTCAATGTCTTGCTTCTCCATGTTGCTTCTCCTTAACTAATGAATAACGTGCTATCTCTTTCTTCCCAACACGCACCGTTTGCGTCACGATGGTGTGTCCATTTTTCCTAAGTTCCTCAATGCGTGCCGCCAGCCGTAGCACGCCGTACAGTCTTAGGCTATCAAGGGCTGTAATACCATCACCTTGCTGCAAATGATCTAGGATCATGGCTGCTTGCCCTTTGCCGCTGGCTGGCTTCAACCCTTTTTTATCTGCTGATCGCAATCCTCCTTCGCCCTTTTCACGCCCTTAGTCCATACCTCGAACAGCACTGGCTTCTCAGCTTCAATCATGCCAAGCACAAAGTCATTTGCACCTTCCAGTGCTGTGATCTTTGCCAGCTTCTCAGCAGCGTTCAGCTTCCCGCTTGCCATGATGCTTGTGACCATATCCAAGTAGCCGTTGACAAACTCATCATCGTTGGCATGGTAGGCATAGGCTTCGCTCTTTCCCGGCACCATAAAAGCCACGCCTGTGGTTTGCTTTGGTGGTGGTGCGGGTACTTCGATGGGTGCCACTGCTTCAGGTACGATCAACGGGTTTTTACGCGCTTCCGGGATGGTTTCAACTTCAGTCTCATCAAGCATTCCGAGTCCACAATGTGCAAGAACCGACCTGCGTATTGCTTTCGTAGTTGCTTTAAGGATGGCATTAGCCAATCTCTCGCCGACAAGGGTTGAGACATCCACTGCGCCTTGATTTTCTGAAACTCTACCGTCAGCGCCCGTGCATCGGACGGAGACAATGTAAATTCCATCCACACGTTCCCGATGCGTAATCTGAGTGGAAAGTTTGTGAAGCGCACAAAGCTGTTGAGTAGCTCCTGCGTTCGCGTAAAGGATTTGTTTACCATTGAGTGTTAGCAAGTCAAAGGGTTTAGCGGCTGGATCAAGACCAACTTGGCGGCAGCGATATAAGTAATACTCTTTCTTTTGATCCTCGTTCAGTCCAGACAAGTCACCACGCAACACAATGGATGATTGGATAGCAGGGTCAAGTGCGACCATTGCCGACTCCCCTGCCATGTTGACTACGTTACTCATGGTTAATCCTCTCTTCCATCATGGCATCTGCTATCTCATAAGCCCGTCGAACAAACTCCTCAACAGGTGCGTGTGTGTCAGAAGCTAACAAACCCTGCATAGCTTTTGCTGCAAAGTAATCGCGCAAGTCCATGCCATCACTGCCTGCGCCTGTGTATGGAAATGCTTTAAAATTATCTTGATTCATGTTGTCCTCACTTAAGTAAAAAGCGGCGTGAGCCGGGTTGCTCGACCACAAACTTGTCATACATCTCTGGCATGGCATTACGGAACAAGTCTTTGGAAAAGGATTTAGTCGATTTGCTGGCCTTCCAAGTAGCTAGGATTCGACCGTCATAGGTAGCTAGTTGGCTGGCTTCCATCATGTAGCCTTGCACTTTGGCGGCTAGGGCATCTTCCTGCGCTTCTAATACTTTGCGCTGTTCTTTGACGATCTTCAGAATCTTGCAAATGTTTTCCAATTCCTGATTGGCTAACAGGCTGTTGCCATTGTCTTCCTTGTACACAATCTTGGCAGCATCACCCATCGTTTCAGGGTCAAAGTTTCTAGCCTTGATGCGCCCCCAAAACTGTGCCATTTCTCTGGCGTGTAAATCCCATTGCTCTTCTGAGAAATGCTGTGGGTAGTGGCAGATTTCCTGACCGCCAAAACAGACCACCAAGACCACGTTAGGTATGCGGTGGACTAAGGATTCATGCAAGCATTGAACACGGTAGCCTGTGTCAACGTCAGTTGTACCATCGTCGCCATACTTCTTACGCTGGTGGATACCTAGATTCTTGACCTCATAGAGTGTCTGCCCATCCTCTGAAATGTAATCAAAGTGTGAGGCAAGAAAGCTATGTTGCGGGTGGTACAGGGAGTAGTCAGCATCTTTGAAATTGATGCGTTGTCTGCGTGCAAACTCGCGCATGATAGGTTCCTGCATTACTAAACCCATTTGCACAGCTTCTACGTTGGATAAGTCATCTAACGGTTTAACGCCAATCTTCTCAGCGTAAACCTCACCGCTTCTACCTTCAACGAAACGGCGTGCATCGTTAGACCATAATGCGTTATTACGCACTTCGGGTGAAAAGTCACTCATATTTAGCCCCAGTTAGTTTTCGTCCTGATCCCACAATAAGACTGATAGCAACAGGACAATAATTGCTGCCAGCCCACCGGCACCCACTAATGCAGCGCCGATAAAAGTTATTAGTTGAAAGGTGTTCAAGGCGCACCTCTTTCGCGGATAGCAAAGGCACAGTAAGCAGCATCACGCGCATCACACACTTTCGCGCATTCCTCTCGCTCTGAGGCTGCAATTAGGTTGGCAAAGCGTTCAAGTTTATCTGCCCATACTGAACCGTAATGCTGATCGTCAAGACAGTCTGTTTCCCGCGCCATCCTCATGATGTCATCTCTCGTCATAGTTTCCTCTGGCAAGTAAACGCCTGAATGTCCACCCTGAAGGCCGCAGCAAACCTGCAATCAGCGGCTATGCGGCTCTCAGTTTGAACAGCGCCAATGTAGTAGCTAATGATAAGTAGGACGATGGTAAACACCGACCTAGCCCACCACCGATGAATAGCCTCGACGCCTTGTTTCAGCACCTTGGCGATCAAAGCACGCTCAGAAGGGGCTATCACGCATGGCCTCCTCAAACTCTTGCCTAGCCTTCTCTCTGGCAATCTGGTTGTCAGTGTGGAGAACAAAGAAACGTGCATCTGGGCCGCAGTCAGCAGTCCTAAATGATGATCGTTGAGCAAAGCAATACGGGAATTCCTCTTTGCCAGTCACCATGCTGATGCCAGTAAATCTTGGATTGATGCAACGGTCTTTCTGACCGTGTTCATTGCCATAAAAGAAGCAATCAACACACAGTTTGATGTCTTTAATGTAAGTCATGGATAAGCCCCTAGATGGATGAGATAACGGATTAGGCGTCGAGTTCTACCAATTGGAAACGGCGTTCACGAAGACGTAGGACGGAAGCAGACAGGTGACGGACAGACTCTTTAGCACGGTCTAAAGCAGCTTGAGCAGCAGCTTCCTGCTTGCGAATACGGTCTATTAGGTCTGTGTCTTGACGAGGATCGAATTGATCCTGATGGGTGTAAATCATGTGAACCTCCCTGATTAGGAAACGGATAATGTGCATCAGCACACGCGCACAATAGTTCACAGAATACACAAAGTCAACAACTATTTTAGAGATAGATTGAAAGGCATTCTGCCCTGTGGATAAGTCTGTGGATAACCTGTGGATAACTTCTGTGTTTCTTTTTGGCAAGTAGAACACCTATATAAATATATCTATACGTTTACTATAGTCTAAGTAAACGTATAGCTATACGTTTCCTATATATATACGGTTACTATAGCTATACGGTAACTATAGCTATAGGGTAAACCGTCATATGGGTATACGAGGGTCTATCGTTCTAACATCTATCTCTCAAAACTTATAGGTATAGTCGTTTACTAAGACTATACGTTTACTTTCCTATACGGTTTCTAAATCTATACGGTTCCTATACATATAGGGATGCGCGTGTCAATTTGGAAACATGAAATCCATTTTTTTTGGCAGATTCAAATGTCAAAGGAATGAACCTGCATTTGTTTCCAAACAAGCTAGGGTTGAGTTTTGCATAGGGGGTTTTTGAAAAGCGGATTGGCCGGCACCGGCAACAATGCGGTTTAAACGGGTTTTAAAGGGGATACAAGGCGAGAAAAAGAAAAAGGCCGGTAAGGATACCGGCCTGAGGGAAAACGGCTTAAAACGCTTATTTTAGAATGAGAGTAGAACGAAAAGAAAAGCCCATAAGTACAGAAAAGCAATAATTCCTAAAATGAACTCGAAAATAGTTTGTTTCATAGCGTCACCCCTTCACATTCTTCGCTGATAACTTGTTCAATGGTGCCAATGTCACTGCGAATCAGATTGTTTACTGCATTGGCAACTGCAGCATAAAAAGCCGCTTGGCATTGCAATTGCGCAGAGTTCCCCTGATTCATAGCGGCTTGAATCCAAGCCTTGTTAGCCGCTTGGATGTTGTCAATGTCTGATAACTGCAGCCTTGCGAGATAAGCATTGAGAATCCGCGCATGGTCTATTTTGATCATGATTTGCCCCTTAGAGTTTAGGAAATGGCACAAAACGCGCCCGTAAACCGCCCGTAAGCGGCTTACAGTCGGGTTTTAAGCGGCTATTGCTTCCGTTACTTGCTCAGTCTCGTTCACTTGCTCACCAGTCAGATAATCCAAGGCATTTTGTGCTTTTGCTGCGGCTGAGAGAATGAATTTTTTGTCATTGCGCAATGCCTGTAGCCAATTCTCAATGTATCCAGCGTGCCGCAAATCCCCATCAATGCCAACTTTTGCGCAAAGCATAGCGGCACCGAGTTCCGCTACTAGCTCCTCGAAAGCGTAGTTCTCGCTTCCGAATCTGGCAGGAGTGATGCGCTTTAATCGCTTTTCATGACCGCTTGCATGGACTGATTCGTGCAATAGGGTTGCATAGTAATTTTCACGAGAATCAAATGCCGCTTGCGGCGGCATAACGATTGCATCAGTACTCGGCCTGTAATAGGCAGAATCGCCTGCGTGAGTTAAACCGCCTGACAATTGCAAGCGGGAAACTATTTGATCGGCTTGCTCGCAAGGGTTCCAATCAACTGCTGGAATCTCAGGCATTGGCGGTAATTCAATGCCGGAACATTGTTCAATGTTGAAAACATAGTAGTGTTTGATGAAGGCATAGGCAGAAGTTACCGATTCGCCTTTATCGCCAATAGTTTCTTTTCTGTGAACATTCCAATATACAACCGGAGTACCCTTCTGATCGGCTAAGACACTACCGCCGAGCATTTGCGCTTGTTTGAAGGTAACGTAGTGAGGAATAGCGAATGGCTGCATTGATAGCCAAAAATGATTGATGCCCCTGTAAACAGTGCCAGAAGCCGGATTAAATGGCATCCCCTGCCCCGGTTGCTGTTTCAGATAACGCCAAGGCTTTACCCACGGCGTTGCCCCTTTTTCCAGTTCGGAAATGATGCGGTCTGTGATTTGCTGTGCAATGTCGATTTTCATAATTAGCCCCTGTAGGATTAGGAAAAGTTACATTTCAGAAGCTGCCCAGAATAGTTCTGGGAAAGCTTTCATAAGACGCGCAAAGTTCTGATTGTCTGCAACGCTAGCGGCATCGCCTATAGCTGCCGCAAAGCTACCGAAGCGGCCAGAACGAAGGTTTCGAATAGTGCTATGTGCCATGCCACTATCAGCTAAAAAATCAAACTTGGTGCGGTCTGAGTTATGAATTGATGTTTCCATTGTTAGCCCCTGTTAGGTTAGGAATGCCGGAAACGCTCCGGCAAGCGGTTTTGATGATTAGTAACTCTCTTCCATTTCGAATACCGCATCATCATCGAGCTGCAGAACGCGAGTCACCAGCCAGACCGCGTCTGGATACTCAAAACCTTCTCCAGTAACGTAGCGCAAGCAATCAAGTGGCTGCATACCCTCTTTTTTCATCTGGTACACGTTGATGGCGATTCTTTGTGCTGTGATGTCTTCCATGTGATGCCCCTTTGCTTAGTTAGGAATATACGCAGTGCGTATGTACACATGTTAGTCGATGTATGTATTAAGTCAAGGGGCATACATATATATATAGGTATATATTTTTCTATTGGCTTGTATATAGGGATATAGGTAATCTATTAGGGATTGTCGTTTGGGTAATATTGCATATATTGTCAATTCCCGCGCTCTTGTATATTTATTAACAAGGGGCAATAGGGTTATTTCTTATGCAATATTGTCTATCGGTCAATTGTCATAGGGTCAATGGTGCCATTGATGCAATTGACGTTATGACAATGGCATAGGTCTGACCTATTGGGAACGGTCAGGCGATAGGCTTGGTCTTGTTATCTTTGTGGCAACGCGATGGGTCTTGACCCTCCGTGGTTGCGCGCCCTATTTCATTCCCCGCCCCAAGGAAAAAAGGGTTTTCCCCTTTCCGATTTATGCTACAGTTGGTTTACTGTATTAACGGAGGTGCGAATGTATGAAATAGATAGCGATGTACCGATGCCTGAAGTTAAGGTTCGGCATAACTACCCGCATGAGGCTTTGCAGGTGGGGGAGAGTTTCTTTGTGCCGGGTGGGAATATGAATGTCTTGTGTAATTACAACCGGATTCGGGGTAAGCGGTTGGAGAGGAAGTTTGTGTGCCGTCGGGAGGGTGGCGGTATTCGGGTATGGCGAATTGAATAGGAGGGGCTATGTTGAACGCAAAGAAGGCGCACGCCTTGTTGGATTATTTGAAGGATAGGTTTGGGTTGAGGAATGACCGGGAGTTGGCGCGGGAGTTAGGTGTGCAGTCGGGTTATGTCAGCCGGGTGCGGCATGGGCATTTGCCGGTCAGTGCGAGCTTGATGTTGGGAATCCACGATGTGTTTGGACTGGAGATTCATGAGATCAAGGCTTTGGCGCAAAAGGCAGATGGACAGTCCTGACCGCTACAAGGAAGAGCTGTTGCTTTCGCGCACAGTCTTGCGGGATCAGATGAGGAAGGCGATAGCAGCATCAACGCCTGCTGCCAAGCGTGCTTTGGTTGCCGGTTGGAAAGAGGTGTTTCGACCTGAAATCGTGAAAGAGTTGCTGGCTGTGGCTAAAGACTACGAGGCGCGGTACAGGATTGCTAATTGGAACTTAGAGGGCTTTGACAATGAGCGACGTAAAACAAAAAAGTTTTGAAGACATTACAGTAGTTGCGATTTATGGCGATGGTCGGGGAAAGGTTGCGCTGCCAGCATTAAGAAAGACTGCCGAGGCACTGCCCGGCTGCAAGTCGCTTCTGATTACCAATACCGAGTTAGACATTACCAAGATGCACCAGAAGATTATTGGTGCGCCCTTGGACTATCAGGGCTACTCCGAGTTTGTGATGTATAGCTTGCATAACTACATCGACACTGAGTACGCCTTGATTGTGCAGCATGATGGTTGGGCGTTGGATGCAAAGAATTGGAATGATGACTGGTTCAACTATGACTATGTGGGTGGCCCTAGTCATGCAGCCTTAATGCCCAATGGTGAGTTCTCGACGCTCTACCAATGGTGTACGGATGGTAAGGACTACAAGGATGCGCTGATTGTGCAGAACGGCGGCTTTTCCTTGCGCAGTAAGAAGTTTCTGGAAGCGCCTTCCAAGCATGGCATCATGCGCCGTAACTTTCCTGAAGCCATGTTGAACAACGAAGATGTGCAGCTTGGTTGCTTCCTGCGCCCTGCAATGGAAAATGTGGGCATCAAGTATGCGCCACTGGAAGTGGCTAAGTATTTCTCGTTCGAGCATTTTGGCCCCATTCACAATGGCATGAACTCGACCAAGATTTTTGGTCATCACAGCCGCTTTAGACAGTTGTTATCCAACGGTGAGATGCTCTACAAGTTGACTGAAGAGCAGCGTAAGCAAATCATGGGCGAAGAACAAGCCTTTGCCATGTTTGAAAATCACTACGGATACACGATCCATGCAGTTTGATCGTAAAGCCTTCTACCGCTTCTGCCGCCAGTTAAGGATTGAGTCCAAAGAACAAGGCATGATCACCTTGGGTGAGCGTTTGCTCGGCACCCAAACCTATGTCATGGATGAGGTGGCGCGTGGTCTGCAAGATGACATCCATTTCTTTGTGGTACTGAAAGGGCGTCAGCTTGGTATCACCACCATTTCCTTGGCGCTCGACCTTTACTGGCACTTTATCCACCCCGGTATGCAGGGAACGCTAACGACGGATACCGAAGAGAACCGGGAGCAGTTTAGAAGTACGTTGTCCATGTACATGGATGGCCTGCCAAAGCAGTACAAGATTCCACTGATGAGCCATAACCGCAATCAGTTAGTGCTGCAAAACCGAAGCCGGATGTTTTATCAGGTGGCAGGTACAAGAGCTAAAGGTGGATTGGGTCGAGGCAAGGGTATTACCTTCTTGCATGGCACGGAAACGTCTTCATGGGGCGACGAGGAAGGCTTGGCGTCGCTCTTGGCATCCTTGGCTGAAACTAACCCGCTTCGCTACTATATGTTCGAGAGTACGGCGCGAGGCTTCAATATGTTCCACGATATGTGGACTACTGCCAAACGTGCGCGAACACAGAAAGCGATTTTCTGCGGTTGGTGGCGTAACCAGTTGTATATGGCTGATCCCAAGTCAGACATCTACAAGGTGTACTGGGATGGCAAACTTTCGCCCGAAGAGAAGGAATGGACGAAAGACATCAAGAAGATGTACAACTACGAGATCAACTCTCGGCAGATTGCTTGGTGGCGCTGGAAGCTGCACGAAGGTTTGAAGGACGATGGCCTGATGTATCAGGAATTCCCACCCACAGAGGACTACGCCTTTGTGATGACGGGAACCTCCTTCTTCTCTACGGCCCGTTGTACCGACGCCATGAAGGAAGCCAAGCGCTCACCCTTCATTCCCTACCGCTTTAGCATGGGTGCCAACTTTCAAGACACCACGCTAATCCAAAGTAGCGAACGATTGGCAACCCTAAAGATTTGGGAAGAGCCAGTACCCAACGCCTACTACGTCGTGGGCGCTGATCCTGCCTATGGATCGTCGGACTGGGCAGATAGATTCTGCATTCAGGTGTACCGCTGCTATGCCGATGGTATGGAACAGGTTGCAGAGTTTGCCACCTCGGAGTTAAATACCTTCCAATTCGCTTGGGTGATCTGCTATCTGGCTGGCGCTTACGGCAATTCCTTGCTGAACTTGGAAGTCAACGGCCCCGGACAGGCCGTGATTAACGAGATGAGGAACCTGAGAAGGCAGGCCATGTCGTTGCCACCGTCGGAAGCCCGACACCTGAACGACGTTTTAGGCAATATGCAGCACTACCTGTGGCGGAGAAACGACAGTTTTGGTATTAGCAACAGTATTGGTTGGGTGACAACGCATTCTTCTAAAGAGCGAATGCTGAATTACCTGAAGGATTACTTCGAGCGCGGGATGCTAAAGGTGTATTCGGAAGAGTGCATTGACGAAATGAAGGGGATTGTGCGCGATGGAGGCACGATTGCCGCCACTGGTAGGTCAAAAGATGACCGTGTGATCGCGTCAGCACTGGCTACAGCCGCTTTTGCAGAGCAATTACAGCCTAGATTGATCGCAAACCGGGTAACCAAGGACAAAAAAGAGTCAAAAACCGACGAAAATGAGCAAGGTGGGCAGGTTCAGGTACAAAAACAGGTGTCAAACTACTTAAAAGCACTGGGTTTTTGATGATTACGGTACTTTCCATCACTGAAATCAAGCTAAGACTGCACAATATGCGTCTAAATCGCAAAAGAGGCTACTCAATGGCTGAGTTTGCGAAGATGGCAGGAGTGGACTATCGGAACATGAAAAAGGCCTTTTTTGAGCTAAAAATGCCTGTTTCTGAGACTACACAGCGCCGTATTTCCAAGGCTTTAACGGCTTTGGAGAACGGCGAGGCCGGTATGAGGATGGATATTGCAGGCCGGATGAAGCTGGACTACCACCCGCCAAAGGATTTTGGCAAAACCTTGAAGCGTGGCTACACGCTAGAGATGAATAACGGCAAAATTGGCTTGTCCGTTAAACCTATTAACAAGTACGATTATACAAAACCACATTTGCTAAAGAAGTGAGGGGCTAACATGAGTGTATTACATGATTACAAGTGTCCGGTGCATGGCTACTTTGAAAATTGGCAGGCGGTGTGTCCTTCTGGCTGCACGGACGTGCAGTTAGTGTTCTTGCAAGCCGTCGGTCTTTCCAGTGATTCAACGAAACATAATGACAAAACGCTAAAACAACTTGCGCTAGACTTCAAGATGAGCGATATTAAATCGACCAGAGAAGGTGAGGCGCAGCCGCCGCGCCATGCCACGCCTAATAATCCGTTCGCACCCCGTTGGGGATCGCCTGCGGAAGTGGGTGGCTATAACCTTAACTCGATTGCGGGTGAGTCAGTGTCAGGAATGCAGGCGGTCAAGCAAGCGGGTACGAATTTGAGTGGCCCGAAAGTGGGGTCTTACATTGCCGACCATGAGAACTTACAGATCAAATGAGAATTCCTGAAAGCCCAGTTGATCGCCAAGCGTTCTACATTGACATCATGAACAAGTGTCTGGTGTCTCAAGGTGAGCGCCAAGCACAATATTCCACCCTACGCTCCTACTACCTATTTGGCGCTGATCAAAACTCACCGCCTGCGCACTTCAATAAAATCTATCCGCACATTGATCAACTGTCTGCCTTTATGTACTCGGCAGACACGACGCGCTTCTCTATCAAGATCGGCGCGTCTGTGCCTGAAGTGTTTAAAAAGAAAATTCCCGCACTGACCAAAGCATTGCATGACTACTGGATGGCAAGCAATGCAGACCAAGTATTTGGTCAGGCATTGAACTGGGCGTTTTGCTACAACTCCACCTTTGTCAAACTAATCTGGCGCAATGGTATCCACCCGTACATGGTGGAACCCGGCGTGTTTGGCGTGCTGCGCGAAGACACACCGTACACAGACCGCCAAGAGGCAATGGTGCAAGAGTTTTACATGACCAAATCGGAACTCTACTCGCGCCTGTACTCGCATGAAAAGCGCGACGAAATCCTAAGTCGTATTGCGCTGGCTGAACAACAAACCAAGAAGTACCCTGAAGGCGTTGAGCGCCTAGTGACTTCTGCGGTTGATCCAACGATCTACGGTAACGTGCAAATGAATCTGGCTGGCAACATGACGTACACGCCACAGATTGCTGAACCTACCGTCAAGATGCGGGAGCTTTGGATATACGACGATAAGGTAGATGATTACGTCTGCGTGACTATCGCTGATCCAGACATCGTAATTTACGACCGTGCATCCAAGAGTCTTTTCTTACAAGGTGAGCAGCCGTTTATTCAAATCTGCCCATCGCCTCAATACGATTACTACTATGGGCAGTCTGAAACGCAGCGTCTTGTGTTCTTGCAAGAGATGCGTAATAAACGAACCGGACAGATACTTGAATTGCTGGACAAGCAAGTCAACCCACCCAAAGCGTTTATCGGTTTCCAAGGAATCTTGGATGAAAAGATGTTTGCGCTTAATCGTGCCAACGGCATGGTGGCGTCTGATATGCCTAACGCCAAAGTAGAAGAGTTCACGCCAAACATCCCGAACGACTTGTTCCGCGAACTTAGCGAGATTGACGCTATGTTTGCCGAAGCCTCTGGTATTACCAGCGTGTTGTCAGGTCGTGGCGAAACGGGCGTTCGTAGCCAAGGCCATGCCAGCCAACTGGCGCGACTCGGTTCTTCCCGCGCCAAGAAGCGTGCATTGACCATTGAAGACAGTCTTGAGAAAATTGCAACGCTGTATCTGAAGATGATGATGGTCTATGACGATACGCGCTACCGTGACGAAGATGGCAACGAATTCATTGCTGCCCAGTTTACGGAAGACTTTGTTGTTAAAGTGGACGCACATTCCAACTCACCAATCTTCATGGAAGATGCCAGAGACTTGGCGTTTAGCCTGTTTAATGCTGGTGCTATCGGTAAGGCCAGCTTGCTGGAGATGGTCGAGCCACCGATGAAGGATCGGCTAGTGGAAGAAGTCAAGGCAATGGAAGCTACCGCAGCTATGCAGCAAATGATGCCACCGCCTGCCGCACCGCAAGGTGGCGCACCGGAAGCTGGTGCAGCAGAGCAACCTGAACAACCACAACTGAGGGCCGTGTAATGGATCAAAAATCTGGCGCGATGAACTCACAGTCTATGGTCAAAAACGGGGATCAACCCCGAATGACGCAACGTGATATTCAATCGACAAGACAACCACCGTCGATGAGCTTTAACCGTAACGCCTTCAAAGGTGCCACCAGAAATAGTGGCACCAGAAACACCGGACGATAGTAAAATAGCAATGGGCAACATTTTGCCCCTT